AACAGATCAAACAAAGGATCATTCATCGTGAGAACGGGCAGGATTTCTTGCTCGACTTCCTGCAACGCTACCAGATCGGGAATGTCGTATGCCATGTGCCGTTCTCCTCAATTCAGTTCCAAAGTTGAGTGCTGCAACTTTTCGTTACAGCACAGGTACTGCGTTGATTTCTCTTACCACTGGAAGATGCCGCCAGCAGCGTTGCCGACAAGCCATCGCCCGCCCTTCGCCGACAAGATCGCATCGGTGATCGTCGGCACATCATCAGACCTGAAAGAGCCAGTCAAGTAGGCTGTTGCATGAGTCGAGACAGTGCCATCGTCATTGATGATCTTTCCATCAGCGTTGGTGGTCACAGTGTCAGCCAAGATTGCCTTCGGAGTCTGAAGGCCAGTCACAGATGAAGCACTGTAAGTATCGTAGCCGCCATCTGTACCCGTAGCGCCTTGGGTAGTCGTCGAAGGCGTGAGAGTTGGCGATGATCCAGTGAGTGAGCCAGTACCCACGGTCACTGCTGCCACGTTCTGATAACCCAGATCGTTCTGGAATGTCAGAGTGACAACACCAGAAGAGATAGGCCCACCGGTAACAGCAATGTTGCCAGCACCAACATTCGACAGTGCTTCAAGGGCTGTCTGGATGGTGGCTGCTGTTGCGTTGTAAGCCAAAGCGGAAGTCGTTTGACCGCTATAGGTGATCGTCCAGGTTCCACCTGAAATCGTGCCGCCAGGAGTCAGGATTTGCACTTCATTCGTGCCGAGCAATTCGCCAAGAATCGCACCCGCAGTGTATGAAGTGCTGGCAGCAAGTTTAACAGGCTGTGTGGCGACAGGCACCTTGCCAGCGGGCCAAGCTGGGGTGATTCGGGGGCTGAATGTTTTGAGTGCTGAAGTTGCCATTTGCGTTTCTCCGAATCAAGATGCCTTGTTTTACCAGAGAAGATGCCCACCGTTGGGCATCTGAGAACCGATTCGTTTTTTTACTTGGTAGCAGTCGCTGCCTTCTTACGGTTCATCTCGGCAATATCTTTGCCGATTCGTGAACCGGCGATCATGCGTTGAGCGCGGGTGAGTTCCTTGCCACCTGGGGCAGGTGAGACAATTCGATCTTGAGAAAACTTCATCACACTACGGGCAAGAATTGTCGCCTTGTACGCCTCAACAGGATTACCAGTAACTTCTTTGCCCTTGTCGTCGCTGAACTTGACCACATCCGTCTTGAAGGTTGGCAGTTTTGCCATCTCCTTCATTGCATTAGCGTGAAGCGGAGCCTCACGAGCAGTAATGCGGAAAGCAGCAACTTGATCGGTGCAAAACTTATCAATCTCTTTGCACGTTGCAGCGTATTCGGCATCAGCACGTTGTTTCGCTTCAGCGTTCAACTTGCCCTCAGTGCTTTGACGCCACTTCCGGAACTCGATCATTTCGCTTTCGAGTTCCTTGGTCTTTTGGTTGATCACTGAAAACTTCTGATCGTCCTTCTTGTCATCAGCGGCAAAAGATGGCTTCTGAGTGCCATTGCCACCGGTGCCAGGATTGGCAACGTCATTGTTGCCAGGAGCATTGTTGCCACCGCCATCAGCAAACTTGGACTTGCTGTACATCGACTTGAGTTCATCATCACTCATCTTGCCGATGGCGTCACGATCAGCGTTGGGCAATGCGCTGAGCTTTTCAATCGTAGCAGCACGATCAAAAGAGCCAGCCTGACCACCGGGTTGAGGCGGTTGAGGATTGCCAGCTTCAGAGAAAGCCTTGCCGACTGAAGCATACTTGGTGGGATCGATAGAAGCCAAAACTTTACAGGCTTCAGGAGGGATACCTTGAGCAGCAAGAGCGTTCATCATCGCATCGTTCATGGCTTTATCCTCACTGAAGCAAGTTGCTCCCTTGATGGGGAGTAGCAAAGTTACAATGTCACAGGCTGCTGAATCACTGTCTGAAAACAAGTTTACAGAGTAATCAGGAATCGGGGAGGGCAGTGGTCCTAAACTTTTGACGTGAGGCTGTGTAGCACCAAGAATCGCAACGCGCAGCAGCATCGGGCCAATCGCCGGGACGCCAGCGGGTGGCTTCTCTCGTTTGCTGAACTCGCAAGATAAATATCTATATGCTCCATCCACGATCCACTGTGCTACATCTTCAGGGACTTTGTAAAAGTTCCCGTACAGAAAATAGGCTTCACGTTGACGCCATTTCACATTGCCATTGTCGTCGATGAAAGGCTCTTCAATGCCCTCTAATTCGGCCCAAACTGATTCGATCCAGCCCGCCGCAGGGTGGCCAGTCATATCAAGTAGGACTTGCGCTTCCTCGTGTCCGAGAACAATTGGAACTTCCAGCTTGTGTACTTCTGGTGTGCTGAATGCGTTGAAATTATTAACAGCATCATCAATGTCTTTTTTTTCGTAGACGATGCCCTTGTGGTTGCCTGATTCAAATAGACGAACACGCTCAACCCGGTACATCTTTGAGGGCTTGACAATTTCCTGATTTTTTATTTTTTCGTTGTCCAAAACCGCTGGCATGTTCTCACCTGCTACTGAGATTCAATGTCGATGCCGCAAGCAACGCCACCAATCGGAGTACCCGAAGAGATGGCTTCGACTGACACACAAACGAACTCGGTATAGCTCAGATCGAGATTGATTTGCCCGATGTTTCCAGTGGCAAAACCATCATCGGCAAACTGGATAGAAGAATCACGTCTTGCCCATGTGATGCCTGAGAATGGCCGTAAAGCTCTCGGCGGCGAACCCAAGAGAGTTGCACCTGTAAATGGTTCATACGAATCGGAAGGAATAATCAACGCTGAATCGACAGTTAATGTGGCTCGTGCAATTCGAGCCAATGACCTGCCAGACCCGATAACTGCCTTATTGTCAGCAGCATCAGCAGCGGCAATGCCGTGAATCGGTGTGATTCGAGGCACCAAAGCAATAGCAATGCCGATAGTGCCAGCGCCAGGGGTAACACCTTCAATCGCCAGCCAGCGCAATGAGGATACTTTCTCACGTTCCCACAATCGAACTGCCCAGAAATTAGAACTGTTATCAGTGATGTTCGCTACTGCACCCTTCGCCATGGCAAAGAGCGAAGGGTATAGAGACGATTTGAATGTCTGAGGTAATGTGCCACCAACGGCGGCAACTTGCAACAGGAGTTTGGTAGAAATGATTGGACGTTGTAGCTGGGAAGTCATGTCTCTCTCCTGGCAAGTTGAATCAATTCTACCAACTCAGAACCTAGTTGGCTTCAAACACTGGCGACAGATCGGCAACATCGCCCGGAGTGATCGTGACAGTGACTTGCTTTGTTGCAGCGGTTTTGCCAGTCAGCTTGAAGGCAACACCAATCTGAAGATCACCCAGTCCCGATGGTACGATAGAGCATGATAACCCATCTGGACTTGGAATAAGTTTTGCCTGTTCAGCAGGAACGCACGTCCATGACGGCGCTGTGTCAAAAGTTATCGGCGGCGGCGATGCAAGTAGAGTGCCGATAGCATCGACCGGCTTCAAGCTGATCCGACCAGGAGTCCCGATCTTCATCTGATTGAACATATTCACACCTTCGATTGAAAGAATTAAATCAGCAGCATCTACAGAGATGAAGTATCCCTTGATCCACTGAATGACGAATGGCCCCAACAGAACGCCTGACATGAACCCGAAAAGCATCAGGACGAAGGCGTTCACAGCTTTGTTGAGCAATTCCATCGTAGTTACCTTTTGAGTTTATCTATTCTTCCAAACAGTACCAGACCCACAACAAAAGCACAGCCGCCGACGATCAGCACTGCTTTTTGATCTTGTGCCAGAATGAAGATCGGGCCATGTTGCGTATAGATATGCAAAGTGGCGAAATGAAACCAAAAAAAAGAAGTGATGATAGAGAAGCCAAAACTAGCCAGTAGAATCACGATCAATCGATAAATCATCAGCAGGTCTCTACATGGAAAAACGCCGTACACCTTGAGAAGTGTACGGCGTTGAGTTCATTTGAACCATGTTCATTTAGACTGGCGGGGCCGGTGGCGGCGGTTCAGGTGGGGCGGGTGGATCAGGAAGTTCAATCGTGTCGCCTTTCCCGATGCTTGGCGCTCCTGCAACTGCTGGCGGCGGTGTTTCATCAGTGCCAGTGTAATCAGCGGCGGGACTTGGTAAAGATTCCAGCCCACTCTTGTCACGCTCAGTCCACCAACACTTACCAGGAATGTTCGGAGTGACATAGAAGAACTGAGGGGCTTCAGGGGTTGCAACTTGCCCAGCAAGTTCAAGAGTTTGTTGAGGCTCGCCATCCGATTGATAGTTGAATGTGATCTTGGTCACATCCTCCTTTGTTTTTTCAGGAATGGCGAAAATGGGGTATTGCATCTTTTCCATGGTAACTGAATCTCCCTTACCGATTTTCGGGGCGGGTGGTGTTGCAGGTTTGCAATCACAGTGACACCCTTCCACGATGACTTTGATAACACACGACATAGCGCACCTCTCAGAGTGGCTTACTTCTTTTTCGACTTCTTGTCGCATTCGCACTGCTGGCACTTGCAGTTATCGCATGGGCAATCCTTCTTGACTGCTTGCGCTGGCTTGCTGCATTGAGCAGAGTTGACTACAGGCGAAGAACACGTCTCGCCGTTGCATTGATTCTTACTTCGATGCCGACGAGATGCCTCAGCATCAGCGCCGACGAGCAAGAAACAGATGACTGTCATCAGACAGCCGAGTAAACAATTCATGAGCCTCTCCTTGAAACAGAGTTGTTGACATGATACCGAAACACATATATAGCGTCATCTGCTTCGTAGCATTTGCTTTTTAACAGGTACTGGAATCGTGACAAGTCCCGTCTTCACAAGATTTGCAAGCAAGTTCACCGGGTCTTTCTGAGTGACGGTAAGCATGTCACGAGTCGATGCAAGCATTGTTACCGGCTGGCCATTGAACTGAGAATCGAGATTGCTCAACGTCAAATTGACCGGATAGCCTATGCTGCCTGTCGGCGCTTCGATGACATGTAGCCAATCACGCCACTGATTGATCTTGGTACCATTGATCGACATGGCTGGGAACGTGTTGCCGGTGATCGTAAACCAACACGGTACACCCTGATCGAGCCAAATGCCTTCAATGTCAACCTTTCCTGCCCATGTCATAGCGCCGATGGTGCGTGAGTTATCGACGTTTGTTCTGCCTTTGAAAGACATAGCCCCTGAGTTGGCTTGTGTGACGATTGAAGATTCAATGGTGCCATCACCAGCGCCGTAGGTAGTGTTGAATAACCAGTTGACTGACTG